ACATGGATGGCGACGCCGGCACAGTCCAGCCCGAAAGCGATCAGGCGGCCCTGATGGCGGAACGGTGTGCCGACGCACTGCCGCGCGGCAAAGACGATATCCTCTGCGGTCATCCGCCTTGCCCTATCTGCGCGTAGGTGCTGCCGGTGGGAATCCACGGAAATCCGCCGAAATTGGCGACGTTGCTGTAGGCCTGGCAGTCGCTCAGGCGCTTGCGGCAGCCCTTGGTCATGGTGTAGGTATCGCCGGCTACCGGCAGGTAGTAGAACGGCTCGTGCGTGGTGATGGCGCCGGCAGAGAAAGCCTTGATCTCGATAGCCTTCAAGCCAGCATTTGCGCCGGACGTGAATTGAATCGTGCCGCCGGTGAAAGTGTCCGCCGGTTCTGCGCGCCCGGTATCGGTAAATGCGCTGCCGCTGGCGACACTGGTGAGCGTTCCGGTGACGGTATGCGCGGCGAGCGAGACGCCACAGCCGGCGTACTCGGTGCCGCCAAACACCTTGGGGCATTGCGCGCCGTAGGTCTGGCCCACGGACTGGTTAAGCGCATCGATCAGCGATACGCCACCGATATGATAGCGGTCGTCCATCAGCGACGCCTTTCCGAAGATTCCGGCGACCACTGGCTCCTGATCTTCAACGGGCGCCGCCCAGGACGTTGCGAACACGTAGCAGCGTGCGCCGTCGAATAGTCCGCTGCCGACGGCGGCGCGCGTGACGCCAGACGCTCCGGCGATTCCTTCGACGTCGATGCTCGCCGGCGAGAATCCAGCGGTCGCCGCATAGCCGGTGAATTCGTAGCCGGCCGTCGATAGGTAGGTGTGCCCGCTCATCACCAGGTCGCGCGGATGGTCGGTGAGGTAGATCGGCGAACCCGTCACCGGCACGATACGCAGGCAGAGGACGCGGTAGCGGTAGTCGGCGACAACGGGCTTCATGGCGCGAGCAGCTCGACCAGTTCGACACCATCGAGCATGCGGACGTCCGGGAAGGCCTGGTCCACAGAAATGGCGGTGTCGAAGCGTACCGGGATGTCGAATTCACAGCCGGCGGTGATCACGTCGCCAATCAGCGGCGCCGGCGAAATGGTGATCTTCCCGGTGGTGGTGTCGACGGTGACGCCAGAGGATACCAGCGTGCCGTTTTTGGCGACGATGACGGTACCGGTGACCGGCTTGTACAGGATGCGCTTGGGACGGCCGATGCCGAGGCCTGCGGCATCCTTGCCGTACTCCTTGCTGAGCTGGTAGACGCCGGCTGATAGCCGGGTGAGGGTCTGGTCGTCCTTGGTCGGCGCGCTGCGGCCGTCGGAGGCGGTGGTGTAGTCGTCAAAGGCCTTGGCGCGAAACCCGGCAAAGCGCCCATACGCGCGGTGATACAGGTTGAGCACGTCAGTCCAGGCGGTGGCCAGGGTCTCGCGGAAGATCAGCCGGAACCGGCGCTGGGGATACGGGTGCACGAGCTTGCGGTATTCAGCGCCGGCGGCCGTGGTGGTGATGGTCACGGCGTATTCGTCGGTGTAGGAGGATCCGAAGCTGATGCCGCCGGCGATGCGCTGTTCGAGGAACTCAGACATCAGCGATACCTTTCTGCGCGATTGACGGCGCCGAGCAGGTCTCTTGCCAGGGCGCCACCGGAGCGGCGCACGTCTGCGGCCGATGCGCTCCCGTGGAATGTCTGGTAAATGGTGATGGCGTGACCGTTGCGCCCACCCTGGATCCCTAGTTTCCCGTTTGGACCGCGCGCGAGGGGCAAAATGGCTTCCGGCCCGGCCTCGCCCATCAGCCCCATGCCTGCCGCGAACGGAAAGAGGGTGGGTCGATTGACTATGGTTCCTGAAAATGCGGACAATCCTGGCGAGTCAAACACGTTACCTTTTGCCGAGAATATGTCGATCAATCCGCCGGCCGCTTCGGCGGTTGAGGCGGCGGCGACCGACGATAGACCAGCTGCAGCGGCGGTGGCGGCGGCTGCGGTTTCGGTCATCGATATTTCGGTGAGCGCGGTTGATATGTTGGTACCGGCCATGACCGAGTCTGTAATTGCGGTAGTCGCGGTCATCGTTGAAAACGCGGTGCCCAGGCCGGCCAGCGTGCCGCCGGTATTTGAAACCGTTCCCACGAGTGCGCTTAATGAGGAATCGAGGGTAGTTAGCTGTTCTGCCAATCCTGAAACGTCGGTAACAGCGGCTCCGGCTCCGATGGTTCCGCCACCTTTCAGCCTGTTGAATACTTCACGCCCGGTTGACACGACGTCGTTTCCGATGCCTCGCGAATCGGGTACGAAAAACTGTGATAGTGCGGAGAACAGGCCCGCGCCTTCGCCTGGCACCAAACCGTTGCCCAGCAATTTCATGAGCTGCTGCGAAAGCTCTTTACTGGCCATGTGCCAGAGGTCTTTAAGGATGCTTTTGCCGAGATCTTTGAAGGCGTCTTTCAGCGTCTTGGTGCCTTCGAGAACCTTGAGCACATCGTCAAAGAAATTGGTGAACGCGTCCTCGAACACTTTTCGAATGGCGTCGGCCAGCGGATCAAGGTGCGCTGATAGCTGCATGATCTGTGCGTCGATCTGCGCGACCGATGCGGCTCCGGCTTCTCCCATCGCCGCATAGGCGGCTTTTAGCTCCTGGAGTTGGGCGATTTTTTCGGCATTCATTTTGCCCTCAGCTCGCATGGCCTCCATGGTCGTGTAATAGCCGGAGTTCATCCGCGAATCGACCATGGCTTCCATGACGGCGCCAGCGGCTTGCACGGCTTGCTGCATCTTTTGGACTTGAGTTGCTTGCAGGTTTTGGCTTATTTTTTCCGAAGCCCGCTCGAAGGTTTCGATGCTGATTACGCCGGCGCTAAGCAAGCTGTTCAGACGGGACATTTCGTTTGCGGCGGCTTCGATCGGCGTGGCCATGCGCTCGGTGAGTTCGACGCCTTCGCGGGCGATTTTGGCTTCTTCTTCGGCGGCGCTTTTCATCGCTTTCATGTTGTCGATGGTTTGCGCATAGCCGCGCGCAATTTCGAGGTTTGCGGCGGTGGCGGTTTTGTATTTTCCGTCAAGAATTTCTGCTTCGAGCTTTTCCAGGGTAGTCAGCTCTTGCATACCGCGAATCTGGTCTTGTAACTGGGCCACTAGACGGGACCCGTCGTCTCCAGAAGCGATAGAGGACAACCCGCGACCGCCTGATTTTAAGGCATCCTCTTTTTGTGGACGAGACCTGTAGTTCAGGCTTTGCCGGTCATCTTTTCCAGATCCTGCCAGGGTTTTGTCAATGCGATCGCGCAACGAGGTATATTTCGATAGTCTTCCGGCGGCTTCTTCATTTGCGGCATCGACAAAGTTTTTGCGCTGATCAAGCAAACTGCCAATCTTGGATTGCCCTTCTTCCGTGAATCCTGCCCCGATGGCCACGGCGGCTACTTGCGCGAACGTGCGGATATCGTTAGCGACGACGGCAATGCTGCTGCCAACCTGGTAAATTCCCATTTTTGTCAGGTTGAGAAAATCCATGAGCGAAGCGAGGGTCGGAATCAGCTCCAATGCCAGTTGCTTGGCCCAGGCGCCACCTTCGTTATTGACTTTTCTCCAGGCTTGCTCCAGCTCTTGAGCGGCGGTGGCTTGCTGGGAGGTCAGGCTAGCTTGCATTTTTTGCTGTTCGGCCAGGTCCTTGAACATCGGCAGCAGTTGCGCGCCATTTTTGCCGATCAGGTCCTGGACGATGGCAACCTTGCTCCCGTCGTCCGCGTACTGCGAGAGCGCGTCGGCGATTTCCTTGAATTGGGCGGCAGGGTCAAGCGCTTTGATGCTCTCGATGTTCAGCCCGAGTGCTGACAGGGCGTTTCCTGCGCCTATGGATTCTTCGTCCGCTCCGGCCAGCGATTTTTGAAATCTGACGATGGCCTGCTCGACGGCGCCAAACTCAGTGCCGCTGATTTTTGCGACCTTGGCGAGCGTCGATAGGCTTTCGACCGAGGTGCCGGTTTTTTCTGACAGCGTCTTCATTTCAGACGCCCAGCTGATGGTGTCGCCAATCAACGACTTTATGGCGCCAGCACTGGCGAATGCGGCCAGGCTTCCGGCGATTCCTGAAAATCCGGGGATCCCTTTTATGGTATCCGACAGGGATTTGATTCCCTTGGTCGCCGAGTCAATTGCCGCGCGGGTGTTGTCGGTGGCGTTAATGACAATCGTGGTGCTAGTACTGGCCATTGATCACCTCCATTGTGGCGCGCTCCATCAGGCGCACACCAAAAAATACCGCGCTTCGTTCTGACGGCGGAATGCCGCAATAGCGCATGACAACTGGCAACGCGTCATAGCGCAGTCCTTCCAGCCGGCCGCTGAATCCGCTTTTTGTCCACTGCGTGCTCATGGCGCTGAATACGATTACCGTCGGCGCGTTCTCTGGCCAGATTTCCAGCGGCGCATCTGCTGGCACATCGTCAAGCGGGAGGTTGAATGCGGCAAATGCCTCCCGGTCAATCGGGCTGCCCACGTCGCCTTGCGCCAAACGACGGGCAGCCTCTGTCAGTTTTTTTGCCGACTTTCGGTCAGCTCACGCACGTAGGCGCGCAGAATGTCTTCTGCTCGAGGTCCGTGACCTTCAAGAAAGGCTCGAAAGTTGTCTGGCGTGAAGGGGACGGCGACGCCCTCTTCATCCACGACTTTGTCGACCCAGCGAACGACGACTTCGGACAGCGCTTCAGCGGTTGGGCTTTGGCGGTGCTCAGCGAAAAAAACTTTCAGCGCCTCTGGCGACTTGTGGCGAAATTCAAATGGAATAAGAACCGGATCGGCTTCGCCAGCAACGGTAAAAGGAACTTTGGCTGTAAATTTCGGGTTGGGTGTAATACGGATAGCCATTAGTGCACCACAATCTTGAGTTCGTCGTTTCCAGACGCAGTAGGCAAGCAACGCACATCGAATCCGAGCATGAGCTTGCCGTTGACGTCGGTCTTGCTGGGGTTGAGCAGTTGCACGGACGGTAGCCAGATCATGGTTTTGTAGCCGGCGGTGGTGCCGTGCATGATGCCCAGCGACTGCAGGGTGTTGGCTTTGACGGTGGTCATGAAGCTGACCTCGTTGGCCGCGGTGAGATCGAGCACAATCTTGCCGGTGACGCTGCGCTGGCTGATCTCGACGCTTTCTCCGCCGAGCAGCGGCATGTAGGCGAGGTTGTTGCCCAGGTCGAGCTCGATGCCTTGCGACGGGTAGCCGGTGCCGCCGGTGAGCGTCGGCGTGGCGGCGGTGTAGGTGGCGCCGAACAGCAGGTCGCCGGTATTGGGTTCCGAGACGACCAGCGGGACCTTGAACGCGGTGAGGGTCAGCGCCGACGGACTGGCCGCGGTGACCCCGCCATCGAGGCCGAGGAAGCGGAACGACAGCAGGGGGCGGCCGCTGGCGGACAGCTTGATGCCGACGGTTCCTCGGCAGCCCTTGGCGACGTGCTTGACGCCATCCGAGAAGTAGTAGATCGAGACGGCGTCGGCAACCGGCGTGGTGAGGTTGTATTCGGCCCGGACACTCGCCGAAAGCGTCTCGACGAATCCACAGGCGCGCAGCAGGGGGCCGTAGGCCGCGGCAGTACCGGCGGCGCCGGCGCCGGCCAGCTCGACGTCGAAACTCAATTCGACGTACGCGGTTCCGACGAGCTGCTCACTGGCGCCCATGTACGGCCGCACGAGGTCGCGGTCAACGTTTTGCGCGACCAGCGGGTTGATGGTGCAGTTGCTGATCAAAATCGCATTGGCACCCTCGGTGGGGGTGCTGTCGGTGCCGTAGGTGCTTTCGATCTTGGCCAGGATGGCGGTATTGCGGATGTATCGGGTCGCCATGGTTTAGGCCTCCGGGGCGGTGGGCCAGGGAGGCTCTTGCGGCGCTGGCTTGTTGGTCGACGGCTCGCCGGGTTTGCGGGGCTCGCTCATGGAAAGGTCCTATAGGTGATTTGCAGTCGCAAGGTCACGGCGACGTCGTCGTAATGGTCGATCGCCCATTCGATGGTGCGGACGGGCATGA